TCTCCCCGATTCGGGGCAATCCGGGAAAATCCGCACAAAACGGACAGACTACGGTCAAGATTAGTCCAGACTCACCATTCATTAAGCCAGATCAGTCGGGGGCTAATTGAAATGGCTAAGCGCAAGGGCAGCACAAAGCCGCGTTTAAGTAATGCGCCGTTAAAAGGAAAATCTCGCATAGATGAAGTCTTGCCGTGGCTGGAATCGATAGACCAAAAGCTACTGCCGTGGCAAGAGCACGTCCTCACCGACATGTTGAAGGTCGATAAAGAAAATAAATTTATCCGTAAGACCAATTTGCTATTAGTGTCGAGGCAAGCCGGAAAAACTCATCTAGCGCGTATTCGCATATTGGCAGGGTTGTATTTATTCGGTGAAAAGTCTATTGTTGCTATGTCCTCAAATAGGGCTATGGCTTTGGACACCTTTCGCAAAGTCTGTGAACTGGTTGAGGACACACCGCTGTTACGGACACAGCTAAAGCAGATCCGCGTGGCTAATGGTCAGGAATCATTAGAGCTCTTAAACGGTGCTCGATATGAGATAGTCGCGGCAACAAGAGATGGGAGCCGTGGTAAGACCGCGGATCTGTTGTTCGTAGATGAAGTGCGTGAAGTAGATGAAGCGGCGTGGACTGCTGCGCGACCAATTACGCGAGCTCGTGCAAACAGTCAGATATTCCTAACAAGTAATGCCGGGGATGCGTTTAGCACAGTATTAAATGATCTACGCAGTAGAGCTCAGAGTTATCCGCCTAAGACGTTTGGCTATTGGGAGTATTCAGCGCCAGACTTTTGCGATATATGGGATAAAGACGGCTGGTATCAAGCAAATCCAGCTTTAGGCTATTTGGTAGATGAAGAAACGATTGCAGAATCAATTGCAACCTCTAGCGTAGAAGCTACTCGCACGGAAACCTTGTGCCAATGGATAAGTGCGCTTCGCAGTCCGTTTCCATATCGAGCTTTCGAGGATTTGACCGTGCAGGATCTACAAATCATGCCGGGTCGCACTACTATCTTTGCAATTGACATAGCCGTGACCAAAAAGGATGCCAGCTTGGTTGCAGCGCAACAAATGGATGATGGAAAGATTGCCGTGGGCGTTATAGCGCAGTTTCACAGCGACACAGCCGTGGATGAGCTAAAGGTTGCCGTTGAAGTGCAAGATTGGGCAAAAAAATATAAGCCAAGATTGATTTGCTTTGATAAATACACATCTATGAGCGTGGCAGAACGTTTAGCCATGTCCGGGCAGAAAACAATCGACATGTCGGGGCAGGTGTTCTATCAGGCGTGTTCAGATCTGCTAGATAGCATCGTAAATCAGCGCATCATGCACAATGGGCAACAATCGCTGGTCGATAGCATCAATAACTGTGCTGCGAAAGAAACAGATGCAGGTTGGCGCATAGTCCGGCGCAAGTCTGCTGGTGATGTTACAGCTGCAATCGGTTTGGCGATGTGTATCCATCAAATGATGAAGCCACAAACAAAACCGCAAATTATCGCGGTCTAAATATCCGTTTTGTCGGTTATGTGTGGTATCCTAGCCGGTAATGGGTATCTTTGATCGTCTGCGTGGACAAAAAATTGAGGCACAAGCCGCACCGCAGTTAATGACGGATGCGTTTAATTATTATTTACCAATTACGCTAACGGCTGTAGGTCGTGAAGAAGCTATGACCGTGCCAAGCGTAGCAAGGTGCAGGAACTTACTTGCCGGAACAATCGGCAGTTTCCCATTAGAGCTTTACAAAAAATCTACTGGCGAAAAAATTGGAAAGCCAATTTGGTTAGATCAACCATCCGCACATCAGCCACGTTGCGTGACGATAGCTTTTACGGTGGACTCACTCGTATTTTACGGAATTGCTTATTGGCGTGTTACGGAAACTTATTTTGATGATGGCAGACCTGCACGCTTTGAATGGATTGCACCGGGTCGCGTTTCGTTTGATTCAGATCCGCAAACCAATTACATCACTCAATATTATGTAGATGGCAAAGCCGTGCCAATGTCCGGCTTAGGTTCGCTAATTACATTTCAAGGATTAGATGAAGGTGTTTTGCAACGCGGTGCTCGCACTTTGCGTTCTGCAATTGATCTAGAAACTGCATCGCGTTTAGCAACTGCAACTCCGATGCCTACCGGCGTGTTAAAGAATAATGGTGCAGATTTATCACCAGAAGAAGTGCAAGCGATTTTAACTTCATGGAAAGCTGCACGCGAAAAGCGCAGCACAGCATATTTAACATCGACACTTGAATATCAGCCGACATCATTTTCACCGCGCGATATGATGTTCGTAGATGCGATAACTAACATGAGCACACAAGTGGCAAGAATGATGAATGTGCCGGCATATTACATCAGCGCAGACATGAATAACAGCATGACTTATGCAAATGTGCAAGATGAGCGCCGTCAATTTGTAAGTCTTAGCCTCGCGCCATATGTCCATGCAATCGAAGATCGCTTATCTATGGATGACATTACGGCGCGAGGAAATATTGTTAAGTTTGACGTTGAGAATGCTTTCTTGGCTGTAAATGCTTTGGAGCGCCTAGCCGTCATTGAAAAGATGCTTGCACTTGGTTTAATTACCGTAGAGCAAGCTATGGAAATGGAAAACCTCTCACCGAACGGAAACGCAGATGCACCTAACGTTCTCTAGTGAAATCGAGTGCTCAATCTCCGAGCGCACCATCTCAGGAAAGATTGTGCCTTTTGAGAATGAGGTCGGTTTTACGTCAGCTGGTAAAGTAGTGTTTGAAAAAGGATCTATTGAGATTCCTACAAGCCCTAAGCCAAAACTTTTACTTGAACATGATGCCAAAAAACCTATCGGGCGTATGGTTTCGTTTCAAGAGCGTGAAGATGGAATTTACGCAACCTTTAAGGTCAGCGCGACAACGCGCGGAAATGATGCTCTTGTTGAAGCATCGGAAGAATTGCGCTCCGGTTTATCTGTGGGCGTTGAAGTAATTGATGGAAAGCGTGATGGAGATGTTTATCGCATCCGCGCATCCAAAATGATGGAAACAAGTCTTGTTCAAGCTGCTGCGTTTAAGAGCGCAGAAGTTTTGAGCGTTGCAGCTTCCGAAGAAGAAGCCGCAGAAGAAAAACCAACCGAAAACGAAAGCGAGGCAGTCGTGGAGAATACTCCAGACACCGCAACCGTTGAGCCTGTGGTCGAAACCCCTGCGGTAGAGGCTGCTCGCCCAACTGTTAGCGCACCGATTTACACCAAGCCACGCCTAGAGTTTACAAAGGCTAAGTACCTTGAAAACACTCTACGCGCTAAGTTTCTTGGTGACGAAGAAGCTGCACTTTATGTAAAGGCAGCAGATAACGAAACATCAACAGCACCCGGCATGATTCCTACCCGGCAGCTTGTTGAGGTCGTAAATCCATTATCAAATGCTGATCGCGGTGTAATTGATTCAATCAGCCGTGGCACACTTCCTGATGCTGGAATGTCTTTTGAAATTCCAAAGATTACTGCTGTTCCAACAGTAGATCAGATTGATGAGAATCAAGCAATTTCAGAGTCACAACTAACTGCATCTTACATCACCGTAAATGTTAAGCCTTTCAAGGGTCGCGCAATTACTACGGTAGAACTCATTGACCGATCAAGCCCTGCTTTCTTTGATGAGCTTGTCCGTCAAATGGAATTTGCGTATGCAAAGGAAACTGATAGCTATGTTGCATTAGCTATTCAGAGTGCAGGTACTCTGAATGCAACAGGTCAAGCAAACTCCGCAACCGGATTGCTTGCATACATTTCAAGCGCAGCAGCAGCCGTTTACAATGCTTCACTCGGTTTCGCTCGCAACCTTTTGGTGACACCTGATCAATGGGGCAACATCATGGGCTACAATGATTCAGGTCGCCCAATCTACAATGCAGCACAGCCTTCAAACGCTGGCGGCGTTGTTTCACCGCTTTCTTTCCGTGGCAACGTAGCAGGTCTTGATCTCTATGTTTCACGCAACTTTACTGGCTCTGGGTCAGATGCAACCGCTGATTACTCAATGGCTGTAATCAATCCAGATGCTTACACATGGTACGAGTCACCACGATTCCAGCTTCGCACCAATGTAAATTCCGATGGAACAATTGATCTGCTCTACTACGGATATGGAGCACTCGCTACGAAGGTGGCGTCAGGGGTCAATTGGTTCAACAAGGCCTGATCTAACTTATAGATCGTAAACGTTAGCCCGGCGTTTTTGCCCTAAGCGCCGGGTCTAACCTAGAAAGGAAACAGCATGGCAGCTACATACGTCACCGAAGCCGAATTGCGCACAGCACTCGGTATTGGCGCTTTGTATAGCTCGGCTGTTGTCGAAGAAGTCTGCCAAGCCGCAGAAAATATCGTCAAAGCAAAATTATGGTTTAACAAATATAGCATTGTTGCTCAAGAGAGCACTACGAGTGTAGCTACAATTTACACAAGCGAACCACATGATTTTATTGTTGGTCAAACCGTCACCGTGGAAAATGCCGGTGCTAAATATAACGGCTCTAAAACCGTCACCGCCGTTCCAACGGCAGATTCAATTTCTTATGCAGTAAACAATGCCACCGCTGAGGCTAAGAACGCACTTATACCTTTCGGCGTTGTATATGGCATTACTCACATTGATTATGAAACATTACCGGAAGTTAATCAAGCAACACTTATGATTGCCGTGGATATATGGCAAGCACGCCAAGCATCAAACGCTGGCGGCATTTCACCTGACTTTACACCTAGCCCTTACAGAATGGGCAACACGCTAATGGCACGCGTGCGCGGTTTGCTTGCGGATCATCTAGCACCGGGCGGTCAAGTAGGGTGAGTGCCATAACAACCCTGCGTGGAACAATCGCGACTGCACTAGCTGATAATGCAACGTGGCAGGTGTTTTCCTTCCCACCTGCCACCTTGCTTGCTAACAGCGTGGTAATTGAGCCGGGTGATCCGTACATCGAACCATCAAATGATCACTACAAAACGGTTAAGCCTAAAGTCAATTTCAAGTTGATTGTCGTAGCACCTATGTTTGACAATCAAGGCAACCTAATTAACATCGAAGATTTTTATTTGAACTTAGTAAACAAGCTGGAAGCATCATCGATTGCATACTCAATCGGAACTTTCAGCGCACCGGCAGTCTTGACTGGTACAGCAGGTGATCTGCTAACTGGTGAAGTATCAATCAGCGTTCTATCCGATTGGAGCTAAACATGGCTGATAATGACAAAGAGCGCGAGCGTTTCTTGACTAAAATCGGTCAGGTAAAGCCCGTGGAAAAGAAAGAAGCAAAACCAACCGCTAAGAAAGATGAGGAGTAATCCACATGGCAGTTTTTCTCAATAACAAAGTTGGGTTGAAAATCAATAACGTGGATCTCTCTGATCACGTTACGGCAGTCACCCTAAACCAGACTTTTGACGAGCTTGAAGTGAGCGCGATGGGCGACACATCTCGAAAGTATGTCAAGGGATTGGAAACCGCAACGCTAACCGTGTCATTTCTTAATGATCAGGCAACTGGCGAAGTTTTGGCAACCCTTCAAGCAGCTTTCGGAACAACCGTAGCTTGGAAAGCAATCAACGACTCAGGTGCAGCAGTAGGAGCTGAAAATGAGCTCTACAGCGGTGACATCTTGGTAAACAACCTAACACCTATCAATGGTGGCGTGGGCGACATGGCGACAATGGACGTAACCTTTACGGTAAACTCCGCAGTCACCGTAGCCGATACCGGCTCGTTCTAGTAAACGAAAGAGGGCAAAATGGCAAGTCTAAAAGTAGTCAGGGCAGATGGCAGCGAATCTTCACACGAGATTACGCCAGCCATTGAATATGCTTTTGAGCAGTACGCAAAGAAAGGCTTTTACCGAGCCTTCCGCGAAGATCAAAAGCAATCAGACATCTATTGGCTTGCATGGGAGTGCCTAAGAAGATCAGGCACAGATGTTAAGCCGTTTGGGGATGCTTTCCTACAAACCTTGAAATCAGTAGAGGTTTTGGGAGATGATTCCCCAAATGGCTAACGCGTGATTCTTGGACTTACCGCATAGCTGAGTTATCGGTAAATCTAGGAATCGCGCCTAGCGAATTTATCAACATGGATCGTGATTTACTAAAAGCGATTTATGAAGTAATTAAGAAGCAAGGGGAAGCGCGAAAACATGCCGGTGGTCATAGAAGGCGTGGTAGGGCTTAGGAAAGCTCTAGGTAAACTCGCGCCTGATATTAAAAAGCAACTTGATAAAGAAGTGCGCGCAGCCTTAAAGCCAATAGTTGCAGATGCTAGAAACAAAGTACCTAGCAGCGCACCCGGCGGTCTTTACAATCTAAACAATCCCGGCTATGAGCGCAAATCTCGCACAGGGAAAAAAAGAGCATTTCCAAGTTATGATCAACGAGTAATCCGTAAAGGATTAACTTATTCCGTTGCGCCTAGTAAAGTAAAAAGTAGCGGATTTGTTTCGTTATTTACTTTACTAAATAAATCACCGATGGGTGGCATTATAGAAACCGCAGGTCGATTAAATCCGGGCGGTGATCCTGAAAGCAAATCAAATAATCCTAATGCTGGAGCAAGATTTAATAGAGCTATGAGTGGCGTAGGCGCTTTAGTAGATTACTCCGGGCGTGGTCGTAAGAGCACAGGTCGTTTGCTTTATGCCGCTTATGCTCGCAATCAAGGCAAAGCCCTAAATGCAATCTTGCAATCTATTAACACGGCGCGTAATAACCTTGTAAAAGAAATCGAGAACTCTAAAAGGATGGTGGCATAATGGCTTTGAGCGATGAACAAATCAAAATCATTATTGCGGCTGAGTTAAAAAAGCAAGGTTTCGACAAAGCCAAGAAAGCCACAAATCAGCTAGAAGATAATTTTAAGAAGCTAGGCAGAACCGTTGCAACGGTCTTTTCTGTTGCCGTCATTACCAAATTTGCTAAAGAATCGGTGCGTGCGTTCAAGGAAGAAGAAGTAGCCGCTAACCGATTTGAGCAAGCGCTAAAGGGTGTCAATCTAGGATTCGCTACACCTGCCATTGAAGATTATTTAGAATCATTAGAGCGTGCCACAGCCGTTACAAAAGGTGAATTGCGACCAGCATTTCAAACATTGGCACAAACTACTAGATCAATCAACAAATCGCAGGACATATTAGCCACAGCTTTAGACGTATCGGCTGGCAGCGGTTATGACTTGCAGACGGTTGTAAATGATTTATCACGCGCGTATTTAGGCAATAACACTAGCCTTTCTAAATACAACATCGGATTGACTAAAGCCGAACTACGCACCACACGCTTTAACGATGTCCAAGAATTATTAAACAAGCAATTTGCAGGTCAGAAAGCCGCACAGCTTGATACTTATGCTGGCAAGGTTTCATTTATTAGCGCAGCATACGAGCGTATGCAAACAACCGTAGGTGAAGGTTTAGTTGATGCGTTTGGCATGTTATCTGGTGAGAATGGTATCGCTGGTGCTACTGGTGCTATGGAAGAATTTGGCACAATAACAGCTGATGTATTCCGAGGTCTAGGTTATTACATTGGGCTGGTAACATCACAATTTGGCGGCAAAGAAGGCTTGATGAACCGCATTATGGGTACAGCCATGACTGGCAATCCATTAGCAGCCCTTATTGTCGCATTACAGAAAGCCGGACAAAAGCAAAACGCTTTAGTAACGCCATTTTACAAACTGGGCATTGGACAACCCGGCATTGATGCCAAAAACCGTGCGATAGAAGAAGCTGCAATTAAGCGCCAAAAGGAACTTGAAGCGCTACGGCTAAAGTCAATCAAGCAACAGGAAAAGATTAACCGACTAAAGCAAATCAGCCAAAAGATTGACAAGGCAGCATCTAAGTTTGACGAACGCCGCATCCAAATTGCAGCAGCTTTGCAAGGCAATATCAGCGATGAGGAACGCCGCCGATTACTTGAATTGCAGACTATTGAAGATCTAAAGCAAGCCATCCAAGAGCAGGATGTTGATAAGGCTGAGAAGTTATTAGAGCGTTTAGACAAACTACAAAGCCAGACTGAAACCCTAGCCGAAACGCTGGTGGGGCTTGAAGCCGGTGATCCTTTTGCTAAATGGGAAACTTACTTTGACAAAGCCGATGCGCTTGTAAATGGTTTAGTAGCCAAACTCAGAGGCATACAATCCGAAGTCAATAAACTGCTGGAAGATGCTCAGGCTAGATCTATGAGCGCCGCTGCTAACGTATTTGCAGCGCAACAGGATAAAGCCACAGCATACAAAGAAGCTGCAAGAGCTACCGCAGTTTCCGCTGATATAGCAGCATCACAGGCTGCATCGGCAATAGCCGAAGCAACGGCGCAATTAGGAGCTGCACGGACTCCAGAACAAAAAGCCCAAGCCCAAGCATTTTTAGAAGGTGCTAATGCCGCTGCGGATGCTGCAAAGGTTTTGCAAGAGAGCGTGGTGGCAGCTGAGGAAGCCGCAGCATTAGCCGAATTAAACGTGGCAAGAAACCTAGAGCAACAAGGATTAGAAGCTATGCTTGGAGCTGGTGTACCAGCACAAACAATCATCAATATGTATGTTGAAGGCAACGCAGTTACCACACAAGATTTAGCCGATACCATAACCGATTTGCAATACAATCAGCAACGCTCAGGTCGCCGCACAATTTACAGCGCTAGGGCAATTTAATGCCAGCAGCACCCGTTGTCGGAGCGATTATAGATTTTACGCCGGGTATCAGCGTTCTCATCAATCCATTTACGTTAGATTCACCGCAGTTAGGTGTTCTCGACACTAACGTACTTGGGGATCAGCCAGCCGATTATGTAGATATAAGCTCGCTAATTAAAACCGTGTCAATTAGACGTGGGCGAAATCGTATCTTGTCTAAGTTTGAAGCTGGAACGGCTACCGTGGATATTTACGACCAGAACGGTGACTGGAACCCTAGCAACCCATCCTCGCCTTATTATGGCAAGCTCATTCCGCTGCGCAAGATTCAAATCTTTGCTGATTACGATGGCGTGCGTTATTTCCTATTTACCGGCTTTATTACCAACTATGTCACTAATTTTGCGCTAGGCACGGAAGAAGTGAGCCGGGTCACATTCAAATGCGTGGATGCCTTTAGATTGCTTACCGGAGCTCTTATTAGCACAGTCACAGGCGCAAGCGCTGGAGATTTATCTGGCACAAGAATTAATGACATATTAGATGAAGTCAGCTACCCAACAGGTCTAAGAGATGTGGATGCTGGTAACACAAATCTGCAAGATGATCCCGGCACATCCAGAAATGCCTTAGATGCCCTTCGCACGGTTGAGGATAGCGAGTTGGGTGGATTTTTCATAGATGGCGAAGGTCGCGCCACCTTTATCGAGCGCAACGTTATTACCGCATCTCTTGGTTCAGTAGCTTATAGCTTTGCCGATGATGGCACAGCAATCAGTTATCAACAGGCTACGGTCAATCTGGATGCTGATCAGCTGCTCAACGATGTTACGGTGACTCGATTAAACGGCTCACCTCAAAATGCTATTGATCAGACCAGCATCGACACCTATTTTGTCCATTCTGGAATTCGTGAAGATGTGCTGATGCAGACCGATGCCATAGCCGCAGACATGGCTAACATGATTTTATCCACACGCTCAGATATAGAAACGCGCATTGACTCGATCCAACTTAATCTTGAAGATGGAGATGATGTCAATCGCTGCGTGGCAGGTCTAAACCTAGAATTGCTTGATGCCGTGGAGATTACCAAGACTATGCCCGGTAGCACATCGGTTACTCAGACCTTATTGGCTATAGGGCTCAGGCACGATTTCAGCAACAAAAAGATGATCACTACCGTTTTAACCGGTGAAAGTCTGGTCAATGGCTTCATACTGGATAGCACTACATTGGGTATAATTGGCACGAACGTGCTCAGCTACTAAGGAGATATAGATGGCAACAGGTTTTCCGTTTACCACAGGCGACATTTTATTAGCCTCACAGATGAACGGTTTAGTGGCGTTCACGCTAAATCCACAAAGCGGTACAACCTACACGCTTGCTTCAACTGACCAATATCAGGTTCTAGTAGTCACAAGCAACGCAGCCGCTAAGACTGTAAGCATACCTACGGATGCCACATACGCATTTCCGAACGGCACTTGTATTTCATTCCTTAACACAGGTGCAGGGGATTTAACAATAGATGCAGTCACTCCAGGAACAACAACAATTACCAGCATTGGAGCAGCGCCAGCCGCGCCGTTAGTTGGACAATACAAGAGCGCAGCCGCGATTAAGACCGGCACTAATGCGTGGACTGTGGTAGGCGCAGTTGCTTAATTCAGTTGTAGCATTATTTAATGCCGGTGCTGCACCCGCCGCAGCCGGTGATTATGAAAGCATAGCCACAGTATCGGTTGGTGCTACTAGCGTTTCTAGCATTGAGTTCACTTCAATTCCAGGAACCTTCAAGCACCTTCAACTACGCGCTGCGGTAAAAATGACCGGCAATTATTGGATGACTTGTCAAATTAACGGCGATACCAGCACTAATTATGTTTCTCACGGATTATATGGCAACGGTTCAACTGTAAGTACATTAGCATTACCAACTGGGTCAGATAGCCAAGCATATTTAGCACAACAAGACGGCGCATCAAATCAAGTGATTGTAGCCATTATAGATTTTCTTGATTATGCGAACACTACAACGAACAAAACTGCTAGATGCTTATGGGGTACTGACCGAAATGGTGGCGGTTCAGTCGGATTGAATTCTATGTTTAGACCTTCGGAAACCGGCGCAATTACTTCTATTAAATTATTACATACAGGTGGCGGTACTTCGTTTAACCAATACTCACACTTCGCCCTATACGGCATAAAAGGAGTTGCATAATGGCTACGACTTATGAACCGATAGCAACGACTAATGGAACTGGTTCAAGTGACACAATTACATTTTCCTCTATACCTGGAACCTATACAGACA